TGTTGGCTAAACTCTTTACTAGTTGTAACGATTTGTTCATATTCATTAAGCAATTGTTGAGTTTTTTCTCTGTTAATTGCTTGTAAACAAGTAGGACAAGAATCTGATAGATTAGTTAGTTTACGAATAAACTGTTGAGCATCTTGTGCAGTTTTATCATGTTCAGCACGTTTAGTTATATATTCGCTAATAGTTTCTGTAGGTTTTTCTGGTACAGGTAACAGTTTTAATTTACCTTGAACTGTTTTATATGTATTGTTCTGAGAAATCTTTTTATTTTTAGCACTTATAGTACTAATAGTTTCTCGAATACTAGCATATTGGCTTATATCATCTTCTGGCTGGGAAGGAACTGGTAGAAGTGGTTTTTGTTCTAAATTTTGTTTGTTATACTTATCAATCCAGTCTTGAATTGTTCGCAACTTAGATTCTGCACTGGCTACTAGTACTCCTAGATCTTGGTGTAGGCGTTTAAATTGATCACCAGTTTCTGTGTACCTAGTTAAGTTTAGGAGTTCAATTAAAAACTTTTTACGAGCCGTATCCGCACTAGTTAGAAACTCTAGACTATTTGCACCACTTTGGTAAACTACTTGCGTAAAAGTTTTGTGATCAATACCTATAATGTCTTCAATAATTTTATAGGTTGTAGTAGCAGTATGCCCACTTATATCTTTGCCATTCTTATACAACTTAACAATCTGAGAACCAGATCGTTTTGTTTCTATCCTATACTCATCGTTATCTTTTGTTAGTGCAAGTTCTACGTTATACCAGTTATCTTTTACATATCGGTTTAAAATATCTGCTTTTTTAATACCTTTGCTATTCTTATTATATAGAACTTCTTCAAGTATAAGAGCTATAGAACTTTTACCGTGTCCGTTTTTACCAATTAATTGCATTAGTGGAGCACTAGTAAAGTTTATTTGATTATCTTTGCCGTAACTAAAACAGTTAGACCATTTTAAGTGCTTTATTGTTATCATTTAAAAATCTTCTAAATTCCTGTAGTCCACCAATCCATTTACCATCTACTACAATTTGTGGAACACTGCGTGCACCCGGTAGTGTACTAAAAAATAGTTGTTTAGTTTCTGGCGTATCTATTACGTTAACTTGGTATAGAACACCAAGTTGATCTAATAATTTTTTAACCGTATCACACCCAGGGCAGTTTGGCTGCGACCATACAACAACTTGTTTAATCTGTAAGTTTGTCTCTGGCATTATAAAATTCCTCTAATACGCTATTAATTGTAGTCTGATCTAGTTCTAGAATATAGGTAAGATATTCACGAACTTCCTCAGCCATAGTCATATTAGGGTCTAGAATAAGCTGAGTATCTTGTGCTCGTTTTACTACTTTTTTATCGATTAGGTCACTATCTTCTAGTTGACTTAATTCGTGCAAGTTACCTTCAATCTCATAGATTGTATGATCGGGGTATGTCTGCGGTTTAGGGTCGCTTACGCCTACTGTTCGCTTAATAAGCTGTGGTAGATCAAACTTTAGCCACTCATGTTCCAAATTGTCCAAGTCAAGTAAGATGCATCCAGTTTCAACTCTGTTACGATGAAAGCTAGTAGTATAAGGACTACCGGGATAGAGAATATTACGCTGAGAGTTTTCATAACTGTGTAGATCTCCTGCTAGTACTACCTGCCAACGATTTAAAAGGTCTAAGTTAATTTCTGCCTTAACGTGTGGAGGAATATCTCCACGAACATGAGTTACTAGCACTCTACCTTGAAAGTCTAAATTACTGTAATTATCTTGAAAATCCCGTAATTTATTATAAGGAATAATATCAATGTCTCCACCAAGTAAATCACTCCTATAATCGTCACATACAGTTACTAGTTTATTTAATCGCCAAGTTGCACGTTTTAGATATGTTAAAAAGGTAGTATCCTTTTTAACCATTTCATGATTACCACTATAAATAACACTGGGTTTTTGAAGGCTAGCTACTAGGTCAAAATATAGCTCGACTTCATCCATATTAGGCAGTCTGTCAAATATATCACCGCCTATAATAATTATATCAGCTTTATCTTGCATCTCATGAAATTGATCTACAAATAGCTGAAATCTATTTTTAGCCCATTCTGTGGGCACATTTTTTTGACCTAGTTTAATGTGAATGTCGGCTGTAAAAAGTAATTTCATAATATAAGATAAAATAGCCTGCTAAACTTTTGGCTTAGCAGGCTGGATTATTAAGCTAAATCTTTAACAGCTTCACGTTCGCTATCTGTTTGATTCTCTTGTTCTTCTTCTTGACCTTTTTGCAGTTTCTCGATCAAGGCTTTTACCTCGTCGCTGGTGGGGCGAGGATACTTTTCATCAATAGATACTGCAGTATCAGCTAGCTTACGCTCGTTATCACCAAGGCTGCGCTGTTTACAACGAAGAACTTGCAGAGTATATTCAACATTAAAAGCTAGTGGACCAGTTTTATTACGCTTAAACACTATATCCCAACCAGTATCGTAGTCAGTAGGATCGCCCAGATCTTCTGCAGCAGTTAAGATTTGCTCAAACAGTTTCTTTTTAAGATTTAGTACTTTAACTTTTCCATCCTTAGGATCAATACAGTTAACTGCATAGCTCCAGGAGCACTTCAAGTCAGGATACGAATCTTGTACCCAATCTTTTTCTAGATTATCAAATTTTTCTTTTTCACGGCTAAAAGCTAGGCATTCAATAGGAATATCTTTGTTATTAGTACCTTTTACCCAGTATACATAGCGTGGAAGAACCCCACCAATAAGCCTAACAGAGTTTTCTCCGTCTTTGTACTCGTAAGATTCAACTTTAGATGTTTGTGCTTTGCCTTTGGTTTGTTTAAATGAGAGTGCCATTTGTTTCCTCGTATATAAATTTTAAATGTGCGTGTTTAATTATTAATAGCGGATTGTGTTTAATTGTAGCTATATTTAAGTCTGGGTATAAGGTTAAGTCAAGATGTTTTTGTTTTATGGTTTTATAGGAAAGATAATCTCTGCGTCCAGCTAGCCTAATATACTGTGCCTTAAATATTGCATCTGTTATTTTATCTTCAAATAGTGCTTTTGGATTTAACAAATAACTACTGCCTGCTTCTAGCCCCAAAATAGGTTTGTACTTTTCTCGTGCATTTTTAGGTATCCGAATACCAAGAAAACACTTATGTAGAGCTGCAACTAAATATTCAGGGTCGTTGTTTGTAGCAAACTCTAATTTGTTTAGGTTAAAAAAGAAGATCATTCTTTGAAGTAAAATAATATTATATCACTTTGTAGAACATTTTGCAAGTCAAAATTTTTTAAACCGTTTCAATGTGCCAGCCCTTTCTAAGGTACAAGCCTAGGCGGTTTCTGTTTTGCTTTTTATCAGCCCAACCAGCAAACTGTAGATCTACTACTAGTGGATCTAATTTACCAGGATGTTGTCGTTGTATTCTACCAATAACTTGCTCTAACAAGCTATCGTTGTTCATTGGTATTGCTAGGATAACACAGGAAAGTGAGTTGATTGAGATTCCTTCTGAGAAGATTTGTCTGCTACCAGCAATCGACATTTTTTCACGGTTAAGGAGTTGTTGTTTAATCGTCTGACGCTCATCAAACCCGGTTTCGCCAGTAACCAACACACAATTTTCTCCGATGTATTCTTTAACATTTCGTAAAAACTCCACCCTATCTGCAATTATAAGTACTTGATGCCCTGTTTCTATTTCTTGTTTAGCAATGCCAGCAATAAACTCTTGATAACTGGTATCGTTTGCTAGTGTATTTACTTTTTCAACCCATGTAGCGCCATGTTTAAGTGTGATTCCAGTGTTAACTGTCCTAACCGTTGGAGCTAGGGTGTTACTCTGTGGGGGTTTAATAACCTGATTTCCAAAATAGTCTTGAAATAAGACGTGTTTTCCATCTTTACGTTGCATTGTTCCGCTAAGAGCAATGCGAAATCTACTATGGAAGGTGTCAATAATTTGTGTAAATGTGGTTGCTGGACAATGGTGTGCTTCATCTAGAATAATTGTTCCGAATTCTTTGCTTAGTGTATTACAGTGCTTTACAAGCGTTTGCACATTAGCCACAGTAATAGCATGGTCTTCCCAATCTAACTTACCACTACCTATAATTCCGGCTTGAATACCAAATAGATTTTCTACTTCTTCAGACCACTGATCTCTAAGCGCAGTAGTATGAGTAATTACTAGTGTTTTTTGACCCAGCTTTCTAGCAAGATGTAGTGCAGTAAAGGTCTTACCCCAGCCTACTAGTGCATTAATAAAGCAGGTATCAGTAATTTCGTTACATACGGTCTGTTGTTCTGGGCGTAGCTCAAACTTAGGGTCTGGAAATGGGGCAGGAACAAGTACTCGTTTATCTACTACTTCCCAACCGGGTGGAATTAAATCTTTACGGCCTTGTGGAACACTAATAATACCATTACCAATTATTTTATAGTTTCTAATAGTTTCTATACTACTAAAATGTTTACTACCAGTATCTTTTTTAAACTTATAGGTAAGAGTATCAATAATTTTTTTAGATAGTTCTGCACCTGGATCATTTAAGTATATTTTATTACTTATGACTGCTTTCATTTTAGTTTCCAACTATAGCACTTTTTAATACTCCAAAGAGTATTGCCCCACCTACAATTATTAAACCTATTATAGGTAATAGAAAGATAAAACTAACTATAGTCCAAAATAGTTTAACTATAAACTGTATCATTAGATTAGCCTGTAGGTAGTTTTAAATTGATCCAAGTATAAGCCGTATAACATATAACCTAAACCCCACTGTAGTATACCAGCATAGCGTTCACCATTTTGTGGATGCCTGAGAGACTTAAATCTGTGATTCAGACCCTCAATTTCTAAAATACACCCTAGATTGGTCGCAGGTAACACTCTTTTAATCTTCCGGCAAACCAGCTTGGCGCGTGTAGATTTTTTATACTGAAATAAGTTTCCATGGTTGTCTATAAACCATGTAGTAGGCTTTGCTAATTTTATTAAATCCACCAAAAAGTATATTGCACGAGTAATAGGAAACAGTTTTGACTGGTCAAGCTGGTATTTTAAGTGCAACCGTCTCAGCCCTAGGGTCGGTGCATCTACAGTTCTATCGTCTACAAGACGAAAACCTATAAAACTATTTGTAGAATCTTTATCTACGTACTCTTTAGAGTAGAACACAACCCCACCTTCAACAGTAGGCTTGTGCTCTCCTAGTCTAAATACGGGCCAGACGATCTCCCCTAAATTCATAAGTTTCCTCAAAAGATCCAAAACTGTAGTCATCACCAATATCTTGATCTACTCCAATAGGTGAGCCAGAAATACTGCATCCACGATCAATTTGAGTTCTAGTTTTTAGGATTTTGCAATAAGTATCAACATCTTTTTCATTAACTAGCGCAACAATAGAGTCATGTACTAACATGAATATTTTAGCATCCAAACCAAGTTTATTGACTTCTTGTTGAGTTTCCATTGCAGCCAGCAAGTTCATATCGCTGGCTAGAGATTGTACTTCGCTGTTAATACCGCTGCGTACCTCGTGCGCTGCAATACCTTTATCACTAGAAAACACATTGGGCAATCTGCGTTTTCTGCCAAAAAAGCTATAAGTAAACCCATTTTCTTCAATAAACCGTTTGCGACCGTCCAGCCACTTTTTTAGTTTATTAAACTTGTTAAAATATGCGTCAATATCATCTTGTGCCTGTCTAACTGGATAGGGCTTTCCAGTAGCTTTTGTAACAGTTACAGACACTTTTTGAGCACCAGATCCGTACAAGATACCAAAGCTAATAGCCTTAGCACTTTGCCGCATTTCTGGGTATAGTTTCTTAACCTGATCTACTTCACAAGGTAGATTAAACACCATTTTAGCAATTGTACTATGGAAGTCTCCCCCGCTGCTAAACACTTGTTGCAGGTTTTTATCTGCACTTAATACAGCCGCATAGTACATCTCTGCAGTAGTCAAGTCTTGCGAGATTATTTTATACCCCAAGGGAGCTCGGATACATCCTTTAATGATTGGGTCATCTCGTGGTATTTGTTGTGCATTAAATTTACCACTAGAGCTAAGTCGGCCACTTGTTGTGAAAATAAGATTAAAATTAGTCCTAATTCTACCATCTTTGTCTAGCTCCGGCAGGATTTTATTGATATAAGTATTTTGAATTTTACCTAATTGCCTAACCTTTAGGATAGCACCTGGCAGAGGGTGTTCTTCACTAAGTTTTTCTAGGACTTCGGCGTCTGTAGAAACCGCTCCGGTACTAGTTTTTTTACCTGTAGGCTGTAGTCCAACATAGTCGAATAGTACCTCACGTAGATGAAACACAGAATTAGCGTTAAAGATTTTACCAGAATCTTTTTCAAATTCTTGTACCTCCTTGTAGGTAAATATAGCCTGTTTTGCTTCTTCAATCTGATCGTCTAGATAAAGTTTTGCTGCCTGCATTCTTT